CCAAGCGCCGACATGATCTATATGGATGCATAGATTTACTTTGCATTGGTAACGGAGAGACGGTAGCGATACAAGTCACCAGTAAATCCAATATGTCTAGCAGGATTAAAAAGATTGAGGCAAGCGAGGCTTTCCCTGAGATGCTGAGATCCGGGTGGCGTGTTCTTGTGCAGGGTTGGTTTAAGGCAGCTAATGGACGTTATCAAATGAAGGAGTTTGAGTTTTAGTCAATTAGGGAAAGCCCCTATATAAATAATGTACACAATTAAGCACAATAGAGTCTCAGTAACCAAGGAAACAAAATGAAAACAATAGAACTTTATGACGCAGTACTTTACGCCTTTGCCTCATTTGCCCTCGGCGCAATCTTAGTATTGGAGATGCTATGAACCTCGAAACTAATTCCCGTATTGTCCAAGCATTTGTTGATGGTGAGTATCCAGTTAAAGACAAAGAGTTTTGGGAAAACCACATGACAGACAAGCATTTCATTATGGATTTGCTTAAAGTTATCAGCGAAAACTATTACAGCCCTGATCCAGTTGTCTGCACATTGCTAGACAAGATTGAGGCACACGTTTACAAAGCATCGAGGAATATGTAATGAAAGCTAATCTTAAAATAAATAAAAATATATATAAAGCCGAAGTTTTTGCAGAATTAGTCAGAGAAAAAAAACTTTTAGATCATTTTGCTAGTATTGCGTTGGCATCATATTTATCATCTACAGACGAAAGAATGGATAAAGACCCTCAAGAATTTTCAGGATGGGCTTACGATGTTGCCTATGCAATGCTTTCGGCAAGAAAAAAATCATAAATAAACCAAGGAAAATAAAATGAGCGTTTACAAAAAACTAATGCAAGCCAGAATCACGCTGCAAAACACAGCCCTTAACAAGTCTGGTCACAACAAGTATGCCGGATACAAGTATTTTGAACTAGGTGACTTTATCCCTGCAATTCAGAAGATTTTTAACGACTTAGATTTGTGCGGCATGATTAGCTACACAAACGACATTGCTACGCTGACCATTGTTGACACAACAGACGGTAGCAAGATTGAGATTACTAGCCCTATGTCTAGCGCNGCTTTAAAAGGCTGTCANGAGGTGCANAANCTNGGCGCNGTACAAACATACATCCGCCGCTATTTGTGGGTTACAGCCCTNGAAATCGTAGAGCATGACGCTATTGACAGCTCGTGCGGGTGCAGATGTGGAGATAGCCATAAACGGCATACGCTCGGCTACAGACTTGGAAAACCTAAAGTCACACTTTTAACTCTGCGTACAAGATATTTAAGAATGACAAAGAATCTTTTGCCAAGATTAACGAGGCTAAAGAGCAACGCAAAGCCGAACTAATGGAGACAAAGAATGATTGAGCAAGGCTCACCGGAATGGCTGGCATTACGGGCTGGCAAAGTGACAGCCTCCCGTGTGTCGGATGTTATGGCTAAGACCACAACAGCCGCATACCAAAACTACATGACTGACCTGATTGCAGAACGGTTAACTGGCGCTAAAACGGAGTCATTTACTAATGCTGCAATGCAATGGGGCGTAGATCATGAGGCACAAGCAAGGGCAGAATACGAGGTTAAAACAGGCGTATTAGTTGAGCAAATTGCCTTTGTAGACCATCCTACGATACCTATGTTTGGATGTTCACCGGACGGCTTAGTTGGAGATGACGGACTAATTGAGTGCAAATGTCCAAACACATCTACCCACATAGACTATATCCGACAAGACAAAGCGCCGACAAAGTATGTCAACCAAATGCAATGCCAAATGGCAGTTACCGGGCGTAAATGGTGCGACTTTGTAAGTTTTGACCCACGCCTACCAGACGGGTTACAGTTATTTATTGTCAGGCTAGAGCGGGACGATGAGTACATTAGCAAGATGGAAAGTGTAGTACAGGAGTTTTTAAACGAAGTAAATAGCGCCGTTCGCGGCTTAAAGGAAAGAACGAAATGAGTATCCAATACGAAGTTATGACAAGCACCGGATCGTACACAGACAAAAACGGTCAAGAAAAAAAGCGTTGGGTTAAGTGTGGGGTTGTTATGTCCACCAAGTCTGGCGGATTGGCACTTAAGCTAGAGGTTATCCCTGTTGGCGGAGACGGATGGTTTAGCTTGTTTGAGCCAAAGGCTAAAGACGATATGCAGCAAGCGCCACGCAAGCAAGCATCAAGCGCTGCAGATATGGAATCAGACGCGCCTTTTTGAGGATAAAAAATGAGTAGCTGGCTAATCGCTGCAACAGGCATTGCATATCTGCTAGTAAGTGTTGAGCAGTTTTATAAAGGCAATGTTAATACTGGCGTTGTGTGGGCAGGTTATGCGTTTAGCCAGATTGGATTATGGAGACTAGCATCATGAGCGCAAATGACAAGCAAGTGGATGGTGAGCATTATCAAAAGGCTATCCAGCCTTGGGCTTATATAGAGGCAAATAATTTAGATTTTTTTGAGGGAAACGTAGTTAAATACGTTACAAGATGGAAAGAAAAGGACGGAATTGTTGACCTGTACAAAACCATTCATTATCTAGAAAAAATCATTGAGCGCGCAAGGCGCGGTGCATACGGCATGGAACTCATAGAGGTTAACTCTGCACAAAGTGACATAGTTTGTAACCATTGCGTGAGTCCTCCGGCTTGCGAGTTTAACGATAGATGTCAAAAGGGATTCGCAAAATGAAAGACTTTATAAACGATTGTTTTGACTACTACACATTCGCTTTGGTTTTAATACTGTGGATGCCAATTATGTTTATTTGCTTGCCGATTGCACTTGTGGCAGTTTGCATGAGACTTGCATACGAGGCTGTTAGTGAGTCGTTTGTAAGGGCGGATGATGAGTAATTACCCTAAATGCTTTGATAGCCAAGCGCAATTTATATTGTGGCGTGAGGCAGCAAGGCAGAGCAGTCCCGGACAGTCTTTCGTTTGCACCGACTGCCTGCCGGAGTATCAAAAGCAAATGATTATTGAGAAAAGATGCGCTAAACCTTTGGCGTACTTTATCAGGGTAGATGGCGAACTTGTGGGTAAAGCCAAATGGAGAGAGTAAAGCTATGCCTTGGAAAGGATCGTTCCATAGTTCATCATATCATAGACACTTGTCCTGATGGATGGACGATAGAGGTAAAACCTCGTAACCGGACGATTGAGCAAAACGCCTTGTACTGGACAACGGTACATAGCATTGCAGACGAGGTATCAGTTGATGGTCAAAAGTACACGCCTATGGTCTGGCACAAATATTTCAAGCAAAGATTCTTGCCTTGGGGTATCGTAGAACTTCCATACGGTCATATAGCAGAATCAGAACCTACTACTACAGAGTTAACCAAACAAGAGTTTAGCGAGTTTGTAGAGCAAGTAATGCTACTTTTATCANTCAAACAAGGAAACATTATGAAAACAGTTATTGCACTTATCCTCACGTTATCAGCAACAGCAGCCATTGCCATGACTTGTACAACAAACACAATCATGTCTGGCGGACGTATGACAGTCTGCACCACTTGCTGCACCACAACGGGCTGCATGACTACCTGTATGTGAGGCAAGCATGATAAACAACACCACCAAACACGTACTAGAAGTTATCTCAAAGTATCCGGCAATGACAACATCGGAAATTGCTGCGGAAACTGGTTTGCAGATTGAGAATGTTAACTATCATGTACGCATCCTGCGTAAAGAGAACCTGATTTATGTATCTTCATGGGTACAAAGTGTTCGCAATGTGCCTCTTATGATGACTGACAAAGGGTAATCGCTTAGATGCGGATAAACCACCACTCAAAAAGCAAACTATCAATCAAGAATGAAAAGAAGTTAAAAGCACAACCTAAATTTCAACCTAGACCAGATGAGGCGGCAGCGTGGCTACTGAACCCAATAATTCAGAGCAGTTTAGACATGATTGCGAGGTAGACTATATTATCCGGTTGCCATCCAAGCAAGAACGCATAGGGTATATAACTAATGTGCGGAAACATCGTGGAATTGCTGCGGCAGAAAAACTAGAGGGGGATGTATATCGTGCGTGGAAACTACAGAAATAAGAAATTGCTTGAAGTTGTCCGAGAGTCACCCTGTCAGCATTGCGGAGTGGAGGATGGTACGGTATGCGCTGCACACGCCAATACAGCAGCAGCAGGAAAGGGGATGGGAATCAAGGCACACGATTATATGGTAGCGGCGCTTTGTTTCAGATGCCATATGGAGCTAGATCAGGGCAAAAACTTGTCAAAAGACGAACGTGCCGAAATGTGGCAAAATGCTCATAACAAGACATTGGCTTGGCTATTTATATCTGGGAAGCTGAAGGTATGTTAAGAGACCGACTGACAAATTGGGCGTTTGCGATGCAGGGCGATACAGGCCCACAACCAGATACTCATTGTCGGTCAGCCGAGAGAATGTATCTACCAGAGGCGGGGAGCATTTGGGAGGATGAGCCAGAGGATGTGTATGCGGCTGATTACCAAGATGCTGAAGTAGTGGAAAAAGAAGTATGCAATCTTAGGTCTGATTTACGCTCTGTGATTAAAGCCAAATACGTTAGTTTTCCGTATCACAACAATAATCACGTAGCGCACTTTATAAGAATGTCACCCAAGAAGTTTCAATTAAACCTAGACGAAGCCCATAGAAGGCTGTCTAAAAAACTCGGAGAAGAAGCATGAGCGATGAATATGTGTCAACACCAGCGGGTACTTGTATCACCAAACGATGGATTGAATTAGGCTGGATTCCACCGTCACAAGACCCTAAAATTGTCGCAAAATGGAATTACTACAAAAGCCTATCCTTGCGCAACCAAGATTCACTTACCGTCTAGTTTCTTGATCCACTCGTAGCAGGTGTTGGCGTAGGCTGCTGCCTCGTCTGCACGTCTTGATTCGGAAAGAAGTAATCTCTCAAGGTCTTTTGAAATGTTGCTTCTGGCGGCTTGGTTAACAGGCTTGCCGGAGGCGGAGGATTTTTCTTTTCCGGCTGGACAATTGGCAGAGTTTGGGTCGAACAACCCACCAGCGTTATCAATAAGGATACGCAGATCATTTTCAACATTTTGCAATTCCTGTTTGTGCTTGGCTGACATAACCTCTATGTCTAAAGCTAATTGCTGATTCTGGCGCTCAATCTCTAGGGTTTTTACTAATGCCTCTTGCAACGCGACATTAGCTTTAAGCTGCATTTCGCTAACGACTGCTTGATGCTTGGCATTTTTGTAGTCAGCGGTTATCCACCAGACAGACACACCTACAACAGCCGCCGTGATAGCACTAGCTACGAATGTAGTATTAAGGTTTATGGGTATCATCGTATGTTGCGAATCCTATATATGCAGCCACAACAGCCCCGACAAATCCGTAAAAAGGCAGGGCTATTTGACCAAGTGTAGGCGATTCTGTAGCCAAGATTAGTAATGGGAAAAACAGCCCGGCAAGCATAGATAGCCAAGCCATTTTCCGCCTATTGCGCCACCTATCCAAGGTCGATTGCTGCGTATCGGGCATTTCCTGCCATCCTATTTGTCCACCCTGCGCCAAAGTGCTTCCACTCAGGTATCGCCGTATAAAAAGTTAATCTTTCCGCCATCATCTTAAAAACTGTTTGAACGTGGTCAGAGGCGTTTACTCTTGCTAGGGTATCTTTTCCTATGATTCCGTCTGCGGTAGCTCCTACGGCTTTCTGAAGCCAAATAGAGGGATGTTTAGCACCGTGGTTAACGCATCCATCAAAAAACTGGAAGGCAATCGCAAACGGCATTTCATCACACCTGTTTCGCGTCCAGAATTGTCGCTTGTAAATCACAATAGCCTCGTTGCGATTCATGGAGCGCATATCACCGTGATAACCGTTTTCTCGGGCAGTACCAATAGTGATACCCCAATTGGTCTCGCCGCCTCTGTCGTGGGCTAAATTGGCATAACCGCCCTCGTGCCCCAACACACGCTCTACCGCTATATCGAAACTCATACCTTTTGCCCTCTAAAATGATCATTTTTTTCAATTCCATTTGTTAACGTCTTTTTGCTAATGCCTGTTTGAGTTGCAAGCCATTCAACAAAATGAGATATTGAATCAAAATGCTGTCCTTGAAAATCAACTTGTACACAAATACCTCTGTTTCTAGATTGCTCCGTAGGAGTAGCCCATCTTACATTATCCGGTTGATAGCCCTTAGAATTGTCAATTCTGTCTAAAGTATGCTCAGGCGTAGGAGGATGCCCGACATCTTTCAGAAATTCCTCTACGCTACTGTACCACTTGTCAATAACATCAATTCCCTTTGCACCATAGTCTTTATAGGATGCGTTTTTAACTTCTCTACAGCGCCGCCTCATGCTTAACCATGTTTTATAAACATGAGTATTTGACAAACCGTGTGTAGTGTTTCTTGCACTTGCCTTAATGTTTCTGATACATCCACAACTAGTAGTGTTATTGCGGTTTAAATTAGCAGTCAAAACAAAAGTTTCATTACCGCAATCGCATAAACATTTCCATCGGGAATTACCGGCCCATTCAATAACAAATAATTTGCCAAATGTTTTTCCTGAAAGGTCTGAGCGTGCTTTTCTTTGTCGCATATCGTCACCCGTATAAGATAACGCAATTATACTTCCTGACCTCTAAAGTATGCAACACCATCTAACACATAACAGAACTCAGGATAAACTAGCTTTTTGTCTTTAATTGTCAGAACAACAAATCCAGACGCATGATTTTTTGGATTGTCCTCACCGTATGACATATGATCGCCGTCCACTTCGGCTAATGTTCCGCTATCGACACCAAATCTAGTGCCGTTGTAGTCCCCGAAAATAGTAGCTTGCAGTCTATGCAAGTGTCCTGTACAGATTGATATTCCGCCATGTAAAGTATTCAAATACGTTGCATGAACCGAGCTGCGATACCGATGTTTTATCATCAGATTATTGTTGACCATCAGACTTAGGCAATGTATCCACTCAGGAAAATGGTCACGCAACGCAAATCCTTTAACTCCCTCGTACTGTGGAGCCATCTGGGTAAGCCTTGCCTCGTACCGCATATCATGGTTGCCAATCGTCCAAACTTTACGGGCGTTTCCAGCAACCTTCACGATTTCCGCTAGTCTGTCGGAAACAGCTTCTAATTCTTGCTTGACCGTAGGAGGCTTAACCGGATCGAACCCCATAGGCGGGTAACGGCTAACAGTAGCT